TCTTGAAAAACAAGTTGGTCCGCTTGCACATGGTTCGGCTTATAGTAAACACGGCCGGTCAGCCCATCAGGCCCCCACGATACGGCGATGTCATAGCGGTCCGTACCGTCCAAGAGCTTGCGGAACTGTGTATAAGCCACGACGTTTTCCGGTTCCACGGCCGGCTGGATATTGCCAGTCAAGCTGATAGTAGCCAGTACGTACGCGGACTCTACGCCGTCGAGAACTGCACTTACACGAACCTGGTACCGTTTTGTCGGGTCCACATTACCAATGGTCATCTGCATGTCCGTCGTGCTGCCGCAGCTGGTCCAGGATACGCCATCGACGGAGTAATAGACTCGGAAAGACTCATAGCGGCTATTCCCTGGCATTTGCCATGACGCGACGATGTTGTCGATTTTGACGCCTGCGTAGTTGCGCTGGGCCTGTTCGACGAGTGTCAAATTAACAGGTGCCCTGAGCGGGTCCTGTGCCGTGTAATCGATTACTGGATAGCGGCTATAGTCCACGTCGTAGATTGCTTCGTCGTACTGCACGCAAGTCAGTGACACTTTCTCGTCGCTGTCCTTTTCGACCTTCGTGATACGGAAGGGTTGGACGATTTTATCGACGACTCCCAGAGCGTACGTGTCATACACAGCCGGCGTATTGTCTGCATCAAAGGGCGTCGTCACCGTGACTTTATTTGATGTTCCGGCAACAGCTTTAATGTCCCGGCTGATGATGTGGTCATTAGCGGAAAGCTGAATCTTTACGCCATAGCTTTCGCTGGCATCCAGCGTGACGTCTTTATCCAACGTGATAGTATTCCCATCGACAGCCACGATGCGGCCCGATGCCAGGCCAATCCGGGCCACGCTGTGGCTGACGCCGATGATGTCTCCATATTCACAGACAATGGCATTGATGTCGGCCGAAAACGTGACCGTCTCCAGCTGCCTTTCGTTTGTCGCGAGAAGATACATGCCTTCACGATAAGCCTGAGAGCGCCGTGACACACCGAAAAGTGTGAGCTGTGCCGTATTATCCTGTAGCTCTACGTCTTGTGCGTAGCGGGCCGACCGAATGAAAAATTCAGTATTTTTGTAATCGTTGTCTTTATCGTTATATGTAATTTCAACGGAGCGGGCCCGGTCATCCAGCGAAGAGAAAGAGCCATTAAATGATGACATGAGCGTCCGTCCTTCGCCAAAGATTTGACGCATGACGCCTGGTTTGTCGACAGCGATACCAAACTGTGTGCCGTGCTGAATGATGACGGCATGGCCGACGTTGGCCGCTTTGTTGGCCGCTTCCAGCCTCTTCATTGACGTGTCGAAAATAGCGTCGAACTGGAAACGTTTTTCTTTTGTTCCGTCGTTCGTCGTTACCATTTCGTCGGCATATGCTGCGGCATCTACCCATTCTTGCCAATAGGCCGTGAACCGATCTTTAGGCGTGCCTTCGACGACAAATTCGTAAGCTCCGGTATTCACGTTCTTCAGCCGCCGACATTGATGCAAGATGTCGTACGCGGCCCAAATGGGGTTGTCCGCCGCTTTTTGTACATAGGTTTTCGTCGTCGGATCATATACCCACACATTGCGCCGGGTCTGCGTCCATGTGAGATTTGGGACGCCGCCGTTAAGCTGACTTGTCGCTTTGACGCGCATAGCAACAAGGACTTTATTCGGCCGGATGAAGGCGCCGGTGTAGATATATGCCGACAAGATGGACCACTGCATCAGTGCGCAGCGACGATTTGTCAGCGGCGTTTCCACAGCCGTGACGCGAACGTCGTAGCGATTCGAAGCTAGGCCACTAAACGTATACGTTTTCCGAACGGCCTGATTGGTAGCCCGAGTAATCGAGTAATCGTGACTGGACCAGTTATTCGTGCCGGTCACACGATACGCGATGTTAAAGCGGGCCGTCTGATCACCGAAATTCCCGTCGTCTTTTTGATAGTAGATGCCGGATGGGAACGTCACAGTAACGTCGATACGATTGACGTCGCTGCTGTCTGTGCTTCGTGTAACGGCATTTCCCTCTTTCAGCGTCATGTCGACGCTTTGGTCAGCCACGGTATCTGGGAAAAAAGAAATCGGCGCCTGGTCATTCGTCCCAGTGCGTGTTTCGACCTGGCAATCCTGAAAGTTTTCAATCGGCGTGTAGCCGATGCGCAGGTCAGTGATGCTGTCAACTGGGCCATAGCCGCCACAGTACAGCACATTAAGGTATTGCGTGCTATCATCGACGGTGTCGACATGACACATGAGTAATTGTGGTGCCGGGATACAGGAGCCATACGTTTCTCCGATGGTGTTGCCCTCCTGCGTCTGCACCGTCGGCAATTCCCAGCCATAGGATTGCGATTGGTTAACCTCTACCTGCGGCACTTGATTGAGATGCAGCATACTGTTGATGAGCCTGCCGCCGAGAATCATGATGGCCCCGGATACCAAGGACCGAGCAAACATGCTCGACAACCCGAAAGTAATGTGCGGAGCGGCAATCATGAGACCGATAGTCAGCACCATGCCAAATACTTTTTTAAAGCCACCGCCGCCAACGTGGGGCGCGATGACGTACTGTTCGCCATCCAGAGGATAGCAGCGGTCCGGCGCATATAGCTGCTGGCCGTTTTTATAGATGTCGTAGACACCCCAGTCCAGGTCCAGATACGTCGTTAAAGGGCACCCGGTGTATTCTGCTTTTGTTTCCGTCCGCTCCATGGTGAACGGGTTGTCGATTACAATTAAGTCAATCATAGGCTCCCTCCTTTGGCCGATAGAATCCCACGACGCGGGACTGCCAATGGCTCAGTCGGTCAATGACAACCGCCGTCCCGTAGGCGTGGATAAAATCGCCACGTCCGATATAGACGCCGACGTGATTCGCGCATTTTATAGCCAGCTCTAAAAGCACCACATCGCCTTCTTTCGGATGTTGTACTTTCTGCCAGCACGAGGCCGCGCCTGCTTCCATGGCGCGGTGTACGGCTACTCGGTCTTTCGGGTCGATGGGGTACTCAGGCAGCTGTATGCCTCGCTGGCCGTAAATGTAGCGGACAAGACCCCAACAGTCAAAACCCTGCAAGGTGCGGCCCCCATCGACGAAGGGGATGCCGACTAGATCCTGATAGTTAAGCATAATTACCCGTCATCCCCTGTTCCCCACCGAAACGTGAGCGGATACGGCACTCTTTAAGCGTGTTATTACAACAATCCGCGTTCCCGGCGTAGCCGCACTGCACCGATTTAAATTTATAAGGACAATAGTTAGTCATGTATTTATCCGGCGGGAAACGGTTGTATACGTCCGGGGCGCATCCCAGCTCGAAAGTAATCCAGGATTCGTCGTAGCTGGTACCGCGGACGACGAACTCCAGCGTCATGAGCGGCTGCGTCCGGTCCAGCATGGCCGCGTGGACCATGTAGATTTTGACAGCCGCGTCCGTTAGGCCCTCATAGCGCTTGACGTAGCCCATCAGCAGGCCGCCGCAGCTGGAGACGGACAGCTTGCACGTCGGCATCGTCTTACCATCGGTCGTCACGGAGTCGCATTTAAGCGGGAAGCGGGTCCAGACGTGGCCATTCCAGGTCACGTCTTCCGTATTCCGTACCAGTCGCACCGTGTCAGGCAGGCTTTTATGAGTGACTTCGACGAGCATCAAAAAAGGCTTGTCGCTGGCCAGCTTGTTTTTCTCCATGATGGCGGCGGATTCCCACGTAAGCATAACTTACACCTCCTCGAAAGTAAGCGTCACTGACCAGCCCGTGGGCTGGTAGTACTGCCCGGAAAAGTCACCGGAAAAGCGAACGGTATGAGACTGCCCTAACGCGTAGTCCGTAAAAGTAAACATGTCCGCCGTGCCGACGCTTTTATAAAAATCTTTGAGTACGCTGTACTCTGTATCGCTCAGATTCGCCCAGGAGTAGGCCCAGGTCGTTTTGACGCGGGTGTTGCGGGGGCGGGTTTGCTTATAGCCGCCGTCGGTCTCGGTGGTGATGGTGCTGGCTGTCAGCGTCTCCAAAAAAGTGTCTCCGATATTCGACGCCGAGGTAGACATTGGCTTCGGCAGCTTATTAGCAGGAAAGATTTTCGTACTCATTTATTTCACCCCCAGAG